AGTTAGGCCTTCAAGATTATATTGATTATGATACACAATTTCAAAAGTCTTTCGTAGAACCAGTTAAAGTTATTCTTGATTGTGTTGGTTGGGAAGTTGAAAGGCGAAACACGTTAGAGAGTTTATTCGGATGACACAAATTATTTTACCATTTCTAACAGCCATTGCTCTATCAGGAGTAGCGGCTTATTATTCTGTAGTAGGACTTGCACAAATATTTCCAGGTTCTTTTTGGCCTGTTGTGATTATGGGTACTACTTTAGAGATAAGTAAATTGGTAACAGTATCTTGGCTACATAACAATTGGTCTGATACTGTGCGGATTATGCGTTACTATTTTCTAGTATCTATTTTCCTATTGATGGGTATAACATCGATGGGAATTTTTGGTTACTTATCAAGAGCGCATATTGAAACTAATGTAGAAGTGGGAAGTAATAATGTACAGTTACAAACTTTGATTCAACAAGAAAAGATTGTAAATGAAAGATTGGTGTATCTATTACAACGTGCAGGTGATCCTGAAACTGCCTCTAAAAGATTAGATAAGAGCATACAAGAAGCCCAATTAGAATTAAAATCTATTACTGAACAGAAGTTACCTTTATTAAAGGTAGAGAATAAACTTATGGCAGAAGTAGGTCCGATTCGTTACATTGCCGAATTTTTATATGAGAAAAATGATCCATCTTTTATAGATAAAGCTGTACGTTTTGTTATTATGATTATCATTTTTGTTTTTGATCCTTTGGCAATATTATTATTACTTGCTTCGAATCAAACATATCAAAGATATAAAAAAGCAAAAGAAGAACCTGCACCTGAAAAGAAAGTGCCTGTTAAGAAAAAGAAACAGGAGTATATACCGACTCAGACATTAGAACCTTTATTTCAAGATAATGATGTTGAAGTTATTCCTAAACGTGAGATTGCAAATTTTAAAGGAGATTCGTTTTGAGCTTACTCGATAAATTAAAAAAGAATTCGACCATCAAAGATAGTTCTATATTATCTAAGTCGAAGTTCTTTAATGATAAAGATGTAGTACCAACAGAAGTACCAATGGTTAATGTGGCATTATCAGGTAGATTAGATGGTGGTTTAACACCGGGTCTTACTATGTGGGCAGGTCCCTCTAAACACTTCAAGACTGCTTTCAGTTTATTGATGGCCAAATCATACATGAAACAATATCCAGAAGCGATACTGTTATTCTATGATTCAGAATTTGGTACACCAATCAAATATTTTGAAACGTTTGATATTGATATGGAACGTGTATTGCATACACCACTTACAGATATTGAACAGTTGAAGTTTGATATTATGCAACAGTTACAGAACATTGAACGTGGTGATAAGTTGATTATCATTCTAGATTCTATTGGTAACTTAGCATCAAAGAAAGAAGTTGACGATGCACTTGATGGTAAATCAGTTGCAGATATGTCACGTGCAAAACAAGTTAAATCGTTATTCAGAATGGTAACACCTCACTTGACGATGAAAGATATACCAATGGTTGTAGTTAACCATACTTACAAAGAAATTGGTTTGTATCCTAAAGATATTGTTGGTGGTGGTACAGGTTCATATTATTCTGCCGATAACATATACATTCTAGGGAGACAACAAGAAAAAGATGGAACAGAAATTACAGGCTATAACTTCATTATTAACGTTGAGAAATCTAGGTACGTTAAAGAAAAATCTAAAATTCCTATCAGTGTATCTTTTGATGGCGGCATTAGTAAGTGGTCTGGCCTTATGGATATCGCACTCGAAGGCAATTTCGTAACTAAACCTTCTAATGGTTGGTATGCAAAGGTAGATCAAGAGACAGGTGAGATTGGTGACAAGATGAGACTTGCTGATACACAAACATCAGACTTCTGGTTACCACTTTTGAACGATGACAAATTTAAAGAATACGTAAAGAGTAAATATGAAATCACTTATAAAAGCATTCTTGGAGAAGATGAAACTCCAGCCGAAACTGCCGAAGAAGAAGTTTAACGAATTCATAGATTACGAATTCATATATCTACCTGATGAAGAAAGTACCGCTGTCGAATTGACCAGCGGTACTTTTTCTAGTGTTATATTCCAATACTTCAATGTGAAATTTATCGAAGAAGAATATCCACCAAAATTAAAATTTCAATATGATATTATTGATCCAGGTACACATGATATGGATGACTTGAAAAATAGTCAAGAATTTGTTACAATACTAGGTGACTTACTAACGGAATTAATCATAGATAATGAACAGACTAGAACAAACAATCCTAAAGAACCTGATTTACAACGAGAGTTTCACTCGTAAAGTATTACCATTCATACGTCAAGATTATTTTGAAGATGTAACTGAAAAAAATCTATTCAAAGAGATTGGTAAATTTTGCGATGAATACAACACACTACCCACACACGAAGCACTAGTAATTAATTTTACAGAGTCTAACAAATACACTGAAGAAGAAGTACGCAAAGGTATAAATCTTCTAAGTGATATCTTCAACGACAAAGATAATCCTTCCGAAGAACAATGGCTGATTGCACAAACTGAAAAGTTTTGCCAAGATAAAGCCATCTACAATGCCATTATGGAATCTGTTGGTATTCTTGATGACAAACAACAGAAAAAATCTAAAGGTGAAATACCACAACTATTGAGTGATGCTCTTGCAGTATCATTTGACTCAAACGTTGGCCATGATTATATCAGTGATGCTGAATCTCGTTATGACTTCTATCATCGTAAAGAATCTAGAATACCATTTGATCTGGATATCTTCAATAAAATATCTAAAGGTGGTTTGCCACTAAAGACTTTGAGTATTGCACTGGCAGGTACAGGCGTTGGTAAATCTTTGTTCATGTGTCATTGTGCTGCTGCAGCAATATCTCAAGGTCATGATGTACTCTATATCTCTATGGAAATGGCTGAAGAAGAGATTGCAAAACGTATCGATGCTAATCTATTGAACGTTACAATGGATGAATTGCAACATCTACCTAGAGATAGTTATGAGAAGAAGTTTGAAGTGTTGAAAAGTAAAACTCAAGGCAAACTAATAATCAAAGAATATCCAACTGCTGCGGCATCTGTGTTACACTTCAGAGGTTTACTGCAAGAGTTATTGTTGAAGAAGAATTTTAAACCTGCAATTATCTTTATCGATTACTTGAACATTTGTGCCTCTGCTCGTATCAAACACGGTGCAGGTGTAAACTCATACACATATATTAAATCTATTGCAGAAGAATTACGTGGTCTTGCCGTTGAGTTTAATGTTCCTGTTGTATCTGCAACACAAACAACTAGAAGTGGCTTTACTTCATCCGATCCAGGTCTTGAAGATACATCTGAATCTTTTGGTCTTCCTGCAACTGCTGACTTCATGTTTGCTTTGATTAGTACTGAAGAGTTAGAACAACTTGGCCAAATCATGGTTAAACAATTAAAGAATCGTTGGTCTGATCCTAATTCATTCAAACGTTTTGTTATTGGTATCGATAGAGCAAAGATGCGTTTATATGATACTGAACAATCAGCGCAACAAGATATTTCAGAATCAGGTCAAGATAAACCTTTAAATACTTTTGGTAATCGTGAACGTAATTTTACTAACAAATTTGACAACATTAAAGTATGAAGTTAACAAAAGAACAAGCATTACATTGTGCTAACATTTATAGTGACTATTTTGACAAGTTCAATCGTATTGATGAGTACATGCGTGAACAGAAATTGGCCAGTCTCTCCGATAGACCTCCTGCGCTTCCTTTTGGGGGACCAGAAGAAGACCTATACTCGGATTTTAGTCTCTCTCCAGAGTCGATGGAGTTTGAGGTGGTCGAGTTGTCACAATCGCAATGGGACTTATATCTTAACATAATATCAAGTCATTCTAATATGACAAGTATTCCAGGTCGTTGCCTAAGACTTGCTGTTATGGAAAAGACAACTGGTAAGTGGTGTGGTTTCATTCGCCTAGGTTCACCAGTGATTAACTGTAAGCCACGTAATGAAATGCTTGGAACAGTGTTTACACAAACTGAAGGTGGTGCCAAAAGATTCAATGAGTGTGCGGCTATGGGTTTTGTTATTGTACCTTCACAACCATTTGGTTATAATTATCTAGGCGGTAAACTTATGGCGGCAATCTGTACATCACATGAAGTTCGTGAGATGTTAAATGTCAAATATAAAATGAATACTTGTCTTTTCGAAACTACTTCTTTATATGGTTCTACAAAAACAGTATCACAATATGATGGTATGAAACCTTTTATTCGTTACAAAGGTCTAACAGATTCAGATTTTCTTCCTATGTTACACGGTAAAACATATACTGATCTGAAAGAATATGTTGAAAATATTACTGGTCAACCATTGGCACCACTAGATGCTTCTAGTCGTAAATTGAAAATATCAAATGCAATAGTTTCGATGGTCGGGATTGCACTCAAAGGAACACCGGAAGGTGTTAAATTTAAAGAAACCATCGAGAAGGCCAAGAATCTGAACGAACAGAAAAGATACTTCATATCTGATTACGGTTACAAGAATATGGTCGATTTTGTCAATGGAAAAGCCACTAAACTAGAGGCTGGTGAGAACTATGAAAAGTTTCATTTGAGTAACATTATTGAGTGGTGGAGAAAGAAAGCTATTAACAGATATGAAACTCTGAAGACCGAAGGTCGTTTACGTACAGAACAAGAGGTTTGGACTAACGGAAAAGATATTGACATAATTCGGTAGCCGTGTTAATATAAATACTCCTAATAGATTGGAGATTTAAATGGCAACCGCAAACGTTATAACATTGAAGAAAGCATTACTAGGATCAGGATTAGTGGAGATTTCAGACCCTAAGAAAATGGATGGACACTTCCTTGCACCTAAATCTTCTACAGGTAAAGAGTTTGTAGTCTATTTACCTGAACAGTATTCTAAAAAAGATCGAGGCACTTTCTTAGGCACAACATTAGCATCTGCCTTAAAATCTTTAAATCCTAAATTTGCAGCTCGTCACAAAGGATCTAGCGCCGGTGCATTAACCTTTGTGGGTTCACAATGTTATGTCATTGCTAAATTAATGGCAGCAAAAGGTGGTGGAGGTAATAAAGGTATTGATTTTGAAAAAAATTTGGAAAAAGACTTTAAAAATTTTATTGCAGATAAAAGTAATTTTACGTACAAAGATTTTATTTACGACTACACAGGTAAATTAAATAAGAAGATTATTTCTGTTGATTCTGTCGGAGGATTAAATACACCACGTCCACTTTCAATTAATGGTGGTGAATTGTACGTATCGGTACGTGGTGGTGCAAGAAATGAAAATATCGGTATGGGTCTTGCAGATTTAATGTTGACTACTTCTGATAATAAAAAAATTCCTTTATCATTAAAATATGGTAGTACTGTAACTTTTTTCAATTCAGGTGTAGGTAAGATTTTTAATGCTGAAGATTTTAAAAAAGGAGACTTTTCTAAAAGTCCTATTGCTCAAGAATTATTTGATCTTTTAGGTATTGATAAAATTCGTTTTCGTAATGTTTTTATGAATTATAAAGCACCAGATCCACTTGCTAAAAAAGGTAAAGCTGAAAAAGATGAAGTTATTATTGTTCCAACAGCAAAACAAAAACAAAAATTGGAAAGATTTATTCGCACAGTTATTGGACATGGTTACGTTTTAGTGCATGAACATAATGACCACTCTATAGATTATTATGAAATAACACCTAAATTTTTGGATAAGGCATCTAATGTTATTTCTAATATTACAGTTCTATATCCGAAGGGTGGTTCAGCTAAACGAGTTGATATTAAAGTTGAAACAGATATATTCAAATTAAATTTTAATATACGTAACAAGCAAGGTGGTATTTTACCATCACATATTATGTGCGATTATAAAATCAAAGGCCACTAATGAAATTCATAGAATACTTAACAGAAGATAAACAAGGTAAGAATTTACACCTCGAACATCTAGAAGATGAAGTCTTAAATGGCGGAGTTTCTGGCGCTCGAGGTGCCATAAACTTCTTACAAAGTTTGCGTGATATGCTTGCTGGTCATGCACAGTCAAAGATTAATATCACAACTAAATGGGACGGTGCGCCAGCAATTTTTGCTGGCATCAATCCTGAAAACGGCAAGTTTTTTGTTGGCACTAAATCAGTATTCAATAAAGATGCTAAATTAAATTATACAGAAGAAGATATTGATAACAATCATGCTTCTGAAGGACTTAATAATAAGCTTAAAATGGCATTACGTTATCTACCTAAACTCGGCATCAAAGGCATCCTTCAAGGTGATATGATGTTTAGTAAAGGTGATATAGATACAAGAATAATTGATGGTGAAGAGTATATAGTGTTTCAACCCAATACAATTGTTTATGCTGTACCTTCAGATTCTAAACTGGCAAAGACAATGATGGCTGCACATGTTGGTGTAGTGTTTCATACCTCATACACAGGTAAAACAATGTCTGATATGAAGGCATCATTCAACATCGATATTGGTAATCTATCAACAACTAAAGACGTTTGGTTCCGTGATGCTTCATTTACTGATGCTTCAGGTACTGCAACATTCACCGAAACTGAAACTAAAATACTTTCAAGCAAATTAACTGAAGCAGGTAGAACATTTAGAAGTATTAATTCTATGGTGTTAAATAGAATATCTTCCGTAGATTCTATTCTAACTTTCATTAAAACATTCAACAACACAAAGATACGCCAAGGGCAGAAAATTACCAACACAAGAGCTCACACTGTTGAACTGATAAAATGGATTGAAGAGAAGTTAAATAAAGAAGTACAAGCAGCAAAGAGAGATGATACTAAGAAAAAAAGAATCGCAGAGAAGAATGAGATGATGAGATTCTTCCGTGGTTCTGCTGGCGAATTACAAAAGATTTTTGAACTGATGAATCTTTTAGTTGATTGTAAATTATTGATTGTACGTAAATTAGAAACCATTCGTTCAATCGGTACATTCATACGTACAGACGATGGTTATAGAATCACAGCACCAGAAGGATTTGTTGCTGTCGATAGACTTAAAGGTAATGCGGTAAAACTTGTAGATCGATTAGAGTTTAGTCAAGCAAACTTTAATGCTGCTAAGAATTGGAGTAAATAATGGCTGAAAAGAAATTTGACCTAAGTAAAATTATTGATGAGTTTGCTGATGATGATTTTGGATTCACAGCAATAGATGAAGAAGAATATACAGATGTAATTGCCGAGAAAGAAGAAACGGCAGAAGAATATAAAGAACGTTTACAACAAGTCGAGAAATTAATATTACCTTTCTTAACTAAATTATTAAAGACGGCAGATCAACCAATCATTAAATGGCCAAACCGTAAAGAAACATTAGAGACACAAATACAAAAGATATTGAATCTAACAAGAGGTTAATGTGATACAAATTACAGAATCAGCAGCAAAACAAATAAAAAGTATTTTAGAAGAAGAAGATACTCCAGGTTCATTACGTGTATTTGTTCAAGGTGGTGGTTGTTCTGGTTTTCAATATGGGTTTACAATCGAAGATCAGGCCTCAGAAGATGATCTATCATTCGAACAACACGGCATTAAAGTTTTAGTAGATGCAATATCAATGCAATATTTAAATGAAGCAACTATAGACTTCAAAAAAGATATGACATCTTCCCAATTCGTAGTAAATAATCCAAACGCTAAAGCAAGTTGCGGTTGTGGATCATCATTCACAGTATAATAAAAATGAAAAACTTCACACAATTTTTAAATGAGTCTATTGAAGAGGGTGGCGGACTTACCATATTTGATATTGATGAAACCTTATTTCAAACAACAGCAAAGATTGCCGTTATTAAATCTGGTAAAGTTATTAAAGAATTGACTAATCAAGAGTTTAATACATATAAACTTAAAGCTGGCGAATCATTTGATTACAGTCAGTTTAAAGATGCAGAGAAGTTTAATAAAGAATCAAAAGTTATACCACGAATGATGGCAAAGTTGAAGAGTATTTTAAAAAATGTCTCGAATAAATCCAATAGTCGTGTTATAATAATCACAGCACGTTCCGATTTCGACAATAAACATTTGTTCCTAGATACATTCAGGCAATACGGTGTTGATATGGATAAAGTTTATGTTGAACGTGCAGGTAATCTAGGTAATAACCCTAGTGCAGAAAATAAAGTTAAGATCATACGTAAATATTTAAAGTATGGTAAGTTTAGTAGAGTTCGTTTGTTTGATGATGCTATGAGTAACTTGACAGCAATGTTGGCAATGAAGAAAGAATTTCCAGATGTACAGTTTTCAGCATATCTAGCAAGTCATAATGGTTCTATTAGAACTATTAAAGAAGAACAAGAGTTCGTATCTAAGGCTGGTGCAGGTGAAGATGGAAGACCAGAGCTAAGAGATAACTATATAAAAGGAACACCAGGTCAAAGTATCAAAAGATTTAGAAAATATGTAAATTAAAATTGGAGTTATTATGAAGGATTTGATTATAGGATGTTCGACTAACTATGATTGGTCGAAACTGAAGTATTGGGTTAATTCAATTAATAAATCAGGATTTCAAGGTGATAAAGTCCTGATTCTTATGAATTGTGATAAAGATACAGTTCAACAAGTCAGTAATGCTGGGTTCAGTGTTATTGCATTTCAACAAGATGATAATGGAAACTTAGTGTATCAATCTCAATTGATGGTACACGTTGAAAGATTCATTCACATCTACAATACATTAAAATCACAAGACTATCGGTATGTTATTACTACCGATGTTAAAGACGTTATCTTTCAGAAAAATCCTGTAGAGTGGTTAGAACAACATCTACCTGATGGTTCATCTGAAGACTTAGTATTCTCTTCTGAAAGTATTCGTTACAAAGATGAACCATGGGGTAATCAGAATCTATTAGAGACTTTCGGTCCTATGATTCACGATCACTTCAAGAACAATGTTATATTCAATGTTGGTGTATTGGCAGGCCGTGGTTATGCTATGAAGTCTTTAGCATTAAACATCTTCTTATCATCAATCAATCGTCCAATTCCTATTGTAGATCAATCTACATTTAATGTATTGATATCACAACATCCTTATTTGAAGAGTAGTATGTACATGACTTCAGAAGATGGATGGGCATGTCAATTAGGAACTACTGCTGATCCTAGTAAGATAGAACAATTTAAACCTTTCTTAGTTGAGGCAACTCCTAAATTAGAAGGAGATAAAGTTGTTACATCTGAAGGAAAAGAATATGTAATAG